CGCGCTCGTGATGTAGTACAAGCGCAAAGGGATGTTGCGGCTGGTTTGCCGGTTGCATCTGGAACACAGGCCAAGCCTCTGATCTGGACGGGCGATATGCCCAATTCGACTTCGTATAGGGTGACTCAGTAATGGGATACATTTACCTAATCCGAAACACCATAAACGGCAAAGGCTATGTCGGACAGACTGCCGCGTCGATTGAACAAAGATTCTCTGAGCACGTTGTGGCATCTAAAAGAGGTTGCGGGAATGCTCTATATAAAGCCATGCGTAAGTACGGAATTGAAAACTTCTCCGTGTCTGAAGTTGCATCGTGCGATTCTTTGCTTTTGAATGATCTCGAAAAGCACTACATCAAGTTTTATGGGACGTTTGCTCCTACGGGGCATGGCTATAATCTAACGCTTGGTGGAGACGGAGCGTTGGGATACGTCATGTCTGAGGAGTCCAAAGCAAAGATGTCTCTCGCTAAAAAAGGTAAGCCCATGTCAGAGGCGGGCAAGCAGGCGAGGAGGGGAAAAATTGCTTGGAATAGGGGAATGAGAAAACCTAAACCAGTTCGCATAAAAAAAGATAGACAGCCGATATCTGAAGAGACTCGCGCTAAAATGTCAGCGGCAAAATTGGGAAAAGTTCCATGGAACAAGGGAAAAGGTAAGGTTGTTGAAAAGGTTCATGGAACAGTGGTAATAAGATCGTGCTCAGAGGAAACAAAGGTTAAAATTGGCAATGCTAATCGCGGCAGGTACAAAGGTGTGCCATGGACACAAGCGCGTCGTGATGCACAAAGAAGGAAGGCGTCATGACTGATTTAAGGAGCATTGCAAACAGTGTCACAGATACCATTAACCCCAATATCTCTGTCACAGTGACGGCCTCGACCGGCTACACCATCGGCGCGGGCTTGAAGCAGGTTCCGTCTTATGCCGAGCCCGTCAGCGGATTCGCACAGGTTCAGGCGCTTACGCAGGCTGATTTGCGGCACCTTGACGGCCTCAACATCCAAGGCGCAACGCAATCCATCATCTTGCGCGGCGCACTGTGCGCTGTGGTGCGCAACAATGCCAAGGGCGGAGATCTGGTTCAATTCAACGGCCAGACCTGGCTTACGGTCGCAATCCTTGAAAACTGGCCGCTGTGGACACGGGCCGCGCTAACGCTTCAGGTGAGCAACTGATGAGCGCCCCAACACAGTACGTCGCCTCAATCCTCATCGATTCGGTGTTCGATGCGCTAGGCGCGTTCATTCAGCCGTTTGTCGGAACCACGCAGGTAATTCGCGCACAGGTCAACCGCGTTGCGATGCCAGCGGGTAGCTTTGTAGAACTGACGGAGATTGGCAGTTGCGACCTTGAAGTTCCGCGCACATGGTATGACCACACCTATCTTGAGCGCAACATCATCGGGCCAAAACGCTTGATGATTCAGGCAGATTTTTACGGGGAATCCGCAGGCGACTGGTGCGCCGCAATCAAAACGGTATGGCGCACGCCATACTGCGTAGCTCAGTTTCCTACCGGAATCGCGCCGCTGTACTGCGACGACGGCCATGAGGTTCCGCTGATTACCGGCGAGGAACAGTATCTCCGCCGCTGGACGCTAACCATGAATTTGCAGTACAACCCCGTCATCGTGGTTCCGCTTCAGAGTGCTGATACACTCAAGATGAACATCGTTGACAACGTGGATGCCTAAGGAGAAGAGATGACCATTCCGGCGAGCACTATCGCAAACGTAATCCCAGGCGTACTGAGTCCCGGCGGCGCGGGCCTCGTGATGAACGGCCTTGTGCTGACGCAGAATTCGCTCATGCCAACTGGCACGGTGCTGAGCTTTTCTAGCGCCACAGCCGTGTCGAACTTCTTTGGACCATCATCCGCAGAGTTCACTTACGCGTCGATTTATTTCGCGGGCTTTGTCAACGGCACGCAGCTTCCATCCGCAATTCTCTTTGCGCCCTACAATGCGTTGGCGCGCGCGGGCTGGCTGCAATCTGGATCGCTGGCAAATGTTCCCTTGACAACGCTTCAGAGCTACAGTGGAACGCTGACCATCGACTTCGCCGGCACGCCGATTACCTCCAGCACGATCAACTTGACGGGAGTTTCAAGCCAAAGCCTCATGGCGGCGGCAATTCAGGCCGCATTCACCTCGCCTCCGTTTTCTGTGAGCTGGGACGCCGTTCAGGGATGCTTCATCTTCACCAGCACATTGACTGGCGCGACCGAGACGATCACCTACGCGACCGGAACGCTTGCCGCAGAATTGTTCCTGACTCAAGCGACCGGCGCCACTCTCTCGCAGGGAGCGGCTGCCGACACGCCGTCCAGCGCGATGAGCAATGCAACAGCCGTTTCCCAGAACTGGGCGACAATGAGCTATCTCACCGAACCCACTCTAGCGAACAAGGAAGCGTTTGCGGTCTGGTTCAGCGGGCAGAACGGCCAATATCTCGGCGTGATGTGGGACAGCGACGTTCTGGCGAGCACGCAGAACGCGACTGAGCCTTTCGGCGTAGTGGCCAAGACGAATCAGTACAACGGCGTGATGTGCATCGGCGGTGACCCGGCGCTGGGTTCACTTGGACCGTTGGTAATGAATGTAGCGGCCTTCGTGCAGGGCATGATTGCCTCCATCAATTTCTCGCAGACCAACGGGCGCATCACGCTTGCAGGCAAAGCGGCGCAATCGGCGGCGGTTTCGCCAACCTGCGCCAATCTCCAGACCTACCAGAATCTCTTGGCGAACGGCTACAGTTGCTACGGCGCTTTCGCCTCGCGCAACCAGGGATTCAACTTCTTCTCGAACGGCAATATGCCGGGTAACTTCCCCTGGGCCGACCAGTACGTTGACCAAATCTGGCTAAACGCGCAACTTCAGCTTGCGCTTTTGAACCTCTACACGACCATCAACGACATTCCCTACGATCAGACCGGCTACGGGCTTATCCGGGCCGCATTGGTTGGACAGCCTACGGCGAATGGCAATGTGACCTACAACGGACCAATCAACAACGCGCTCAACGCTGGCGTCATCGTTGCTGGGGTCGCTCTTTCATCTTCACAGGCGGCGGCGATCAATCAGGCGGCTGGCGCGAACGTGGCCAACACCATCACAAACAACGGCTACTATCTTCAGATCCTCGACCCCGGCGCTACGGCACGAAATGCAAGGCAAACGCCCGTGATTAACCTCTGGTACGGTGACGGCGGCGCGGTCCAATCTTTCAGCTTGGCTTCAATCGATGTTCTCTAAGTGAGAGGTGATTTATGGGAAGTTTCACGAATGCTATAACGGGTGGTGCTTCTACCATCACCTCTGCGAATTCGGTTGTCAGCCTTTCGGTGCAGGGCCTTTTCAACACGCCTGTGCAACTCAAGGGCTATTCCGCTGACAAGGCATGGGACACGGCAGCGGTCGTTGTAACCGAGACGCAGATCGGCGTCGATGGGCGCAAGACTGCGGGCCTCGTCTTCAACGCGGTTAAGCAGACGTTCTCGTTTCAGGCCGACTCGCCCAGCGTGCAGATTTTCGAGCAGATTTACGCTGCGCAGCGCCAAGCCCGCGATGTGTACTACATTGCCGCGACGATTGATCTTCCGGCAACCGGCGAGTCTTACGTATGCAACAAAGGCACGCTGGAGGATTACAACGCAGTAGCTTCGGCCGGCAAGGTGCTCACTGCCCGCGAGTTCAGCATCAATTGGGGTTCGATTCAACCTTCTGTCATCTAAGCGGAGTGACGCATGAGAAAAACGACGACCTATGTTGTTGACTCCGAAGGGCGCGACAAGGGCAAGCACTTTCTGATTACCGAGATGCCTGCGACCAAGGCTGAAGACTGGGCGATTCGCGTGATGCTTGCGCTCGGCTCGGCAAATGTCGATATTCCTCCGGGCGCACTCCAGTTGGGCATGGCGGCGCTTGCTGAAATCGGTTTTATGAAGATGTTTGCTATCTCGCCTGAACGCATGAAACCGCTGCTTTCCGAGCTGATGGAGTGCGTTGAACTGATTCCGAACCCGCAAAAGCCGCAGGTCAAAATCGCTTATCCGACATTCGAGAGCCAGGTCGAGGAAGTGAAGACGCTGCTCTTGCTGAAATGGCAGGTGCTATCGCTCCACATGGATTTTTCGTCAGCCGCCGGCATCTCAGAATTACTCGAAAAGGTGCAGGGAGCGGCCAAGCGGAAACCGAATACGCCAACGTCCCACGAATCATCGGAATCATTGTTTCAAGGCGTTTAGCCACGCTTCAGGAGTTGCAGACGATCTACGGCGAGGAGGACGCGCACAATCTGCTTGAAATAATCGCCGTTGATAGCGCAAACGAAAGGGAGTAGACCTTGCCGACGATCATCGACAGTTTAATCGTTCAGCTTGGTCTTGACTCGAAAGACGTCGAAGCGAAGGCTCCTGGAGCCAGAAAACATCTCGCTGATCTTGAAAAGGCTGCATTAAAAACTGAAGTCGGCGTAAAGGGTATCGGCAAAGCCTCCAAAGAAACCGGCGGCGAACTGACCGTTCTCACCGCAAAGCTAGGCTCATTTCTCGCTGTGCTGGGCGGGACCGTGGCCGTGCGCGCGTTCGTAAAGGACACCATCGAGACGAATACGCAGCTTTATTTCCTGTCGCGCAATCTGGAGATGAGCACGCAGAAGCTGTTTGCATGGGGCGCAGCGGCACAGGAAATTGGCGGCAACAAGGGAACGCTCCAGAACTTCATGAAGACGATAGCCGGGATGCCCGGTGAGTTGATGATTGGCCGGATGCCGCAACTGCTTCCCTTGTTCGCTCGTCTCGGAATCAATTTCCGGCAGCCGTTCGATCAGATCATGGTGGACCTCTCCAAGCGGTTCTCTGGCATGGACCGCAAGATTGCGTTCAGTTTCGGCACAGCCAGCGGGATCCCCGAAGACGTGATGAACCTGCTTTTGCAAGGCCCCGGCGCCATGCAGGCGGCTATGAAACGCACACAGGGATTCGCGCCAACGGGAAGGGAGGCGCAATCGGCAGCGGAGCTAAAGCGCGGGTTTACGGACCTCGAACTTCAGTTAGTCAAAATCGGCTACGACCTGCTTTACAAGGTGACGCCCTATCTGGAGCGTTTCCTTGCCATGCTTCAGCAGCTTGGCGCATGGGCGCAGAAGCACGAAAAGATTGTGGCGGTCATTGCTGGCATTCTGGCCGGTCTTTCCGGAATTGCCGCGCTTGCGACATCTATCGGAGCCGTCGCACTTGCCTGGGGCGCTCTTACGGGCGCTATGGTGGCTATGGCTCCAGTTCTGGCTGTCGTTGGGCTGGTGGCTTCGCTTGGGGCTGCGGTCCTCATGCTCTGGCAGGATTACCAGACGTGGGCCAACGGCGGCAAAAGCGATTTCGATTGGACATGGTTCGCGCAATCTGTCCGGGGAACGGCGGACGCCTTCAACTGGCTTGCCACAAGCATTGAAAATGCGACTAATTCTTTCAATAAGTGGCTCTTGGCCCACGGCATAAATCCTTCGGCTATCGGCAGCGCCATTGGCGGCGTAATCAGCGGAAGCAGCGGATATGGACTCGGCCAGTCATTGCGCGGGAAAGCCGATATGTTCGTTGCGAATCATTCTTTATCTAGAAGCATGGGCGAAAGCGCGCTTATTCATGCGATTGCGACGGGTGAGGGATTTTACAACCGTTCTGGCGCAGAAAATATTCCGCAGAAAGCGCACAATCCGGGTGACATAGAGTACGGAGATTTCGCGCGAGATCACGGCGCAATCGGTTACGTGCTGGCCAAGGGCGGAAAGAAGATTGCTAATTTTCCCGATGACGCGACCGGGTTCGCAGCGATGCGGGCGCTGCTTGGAACCAAAGGCTATGCCGGCCTGTCTCCTGAGCAGACCATTGCGCGCTGGCAGACCGGGTCTGCTGGTTCTCTTCTGAATGGAATCTCTGGGGCATCTCGCGCAGCGCAAATGGTTTCCTCAGAAAGAAACACAAGCAGCACCAGCAATGACAACAGCCGTGTAACGCACATCGGCACAATCAACCTCACGAATCCATTTGGCGCGGCGGCAGTAACGCCTTCGATGGCACGTGGCATGGACTGGACGACGCTGTTGACGCAGCAGAATGCGGGGTTGATGCCCTGATGCCCACCATCCCCTATCCCGATGTGCCCGCTTACGCTGGTGTGCCGCCCATTCCTCGGACTTCTCCGGGTTCGCCAATCATCAACATGAATCTCGCCTCAACAGATTCTTCTCTTACAAGTTCCACATCCAGCGAGCTGCAATGGGGAATCTTCGACTCTTCCAACAATCCGATTTACACGCCAACAGCAGGCGGAACGCTCTCTGTTCTTTCCTTCGGATTCACGCGGTCGATGCAAGTGAGTGACTTTCCGATTGAGGCAAACACTACGGGTCAAGGCGCGGCCTTTGCCAGCTTCAACAAGGTTTTCCAGCCGTCGAATCCGGTTCTGATGCTCGCCTTGAGCGGGACTG